AAAATGTTGTAATAACAATATCCCTGATCACTTCTTTATCTATATGCACAATAATTTTCTCGAGTAACTCCTCAGTAAGAAAGACAGGTTTCAAAGTTTGTCGCTTTGGCAATTCAACAGCATTAAATGGATTCGTAGAAACATAATTCCATTTCATCAGCTTATTCCACATTGCTTTTAGAGCACGCAGATAATTGTAAACCCCCTTTGGTGCATTCTTCTTTAACGAATCAAGGAAACATTCACAATCTTTAAGCTGAATAGTTTTTATATCTCTATTTGGTGCAAAGTATTCCAATAGATACCTGCCTATCAGATCAACACCCTCAAGAGTTTTTTTTGCTCTATTGTGCGATACATAGCTTTTGTATTCTTTTACACATTGCGCGATAGATACAGCATTCACACTACAGATCTGGCCATCCCCCAGAATGGCCACGATCTGCAAAGCTTTTTGAAAGCTTTCACTATCTATATTTTTTAATTTTTCTAAATCCATCTTTTTCTTTTACTTTTAGCCTACTGCTTATTGTCTAATGCCTACTTTTTACTTTAATCTTTTTACTTTAATCCTATTTCATTTAACATTGAAAATTGAACCTTGAACACTGAACATTTTATTAACTTCTTACTACTCACTACTTACTACCAACTACTCACTCCAATAAGACTTCAATCGTCTCCACCGTATTCGATAACTCATAAACCTTTTCATTTAACTGTTTAATTTTTTCCTCAACCTCATAATCCACAGCTTCATAAAGCAATTGCTCAAGTCTCTTGATGATGAAACTCAAGTTGTATGTAACTACTTTTATTTTGTCTGTCATTTCATTTTCTCCATTAATAAAAAAGCCGTGTTGAATCTTATCCTGTTTGTGTCATCATTCAGGTTTCAACACGGCATTAAAAAACCGTCTATCCTCAGTTTATTAATCCTGCATGATGACGGTTCAAAAGTATTTCTATTATTGAATTAAACTTTCCCCGGCCTTTCCCCTTTTTTCCCCTGTTTAGTTTATTTCTTTTTTACATTTTCATAGCATTGTTCAACATCCCAATCCTTCCATTGGAAATAATATTGAGCAAATAACTGTTTAGTAGCATCTTTTAAGCTGGCGTACTTTTTTTGATTTGAATAATATTCGTCATTTACAAAATTCGCAAAGTCACCCTTCGAACCATTCCAATCTTTTTTTCCAGTACTCTCTAAAAAATTTAACTCCCTTAATTCTTCATTTATACGATCTTCAAAACTTGGGTCCAGTTCACCATTAGGATCAAGTCTTGGAGGGTTCAACTTCCATTCTTTCAAAATAAGGTTAAAGTATTCTCGTCTATCAGCCAGGTTGAATATCTTACTTTCCTCAATTATTTCTTTATAGTTAAAACCTTTAAGATCATATTTTTCCATAGTAAACCTTGATTAGTACAATAATTTTTTACTAATTTTATATAAACATATTATTTTCAACACACTAAGGGGAGGATCTTCCACTTATTCTGCTGTTCCTTTGTGATTAATGCCAAATACAGTACCCTCAAATATAAAATCTTCTGCTAATTTAAAGACAGATGTACTTTTTCTCTCTTATTGTAAAAAGTATATCGATTTTTACTATCCTAATAAAAGTAAAACTCAAAAACGTATAATAAACGAATTTGACCGAAGGGAAAATAAATTATTTAAGATATTAAACCCAGTTTCAGCAGAACAACTCTTTAATACAATCAAAGATGATTTAACAAAACTTGATAAACTTAAATTACGATTTCATCAGATAATATATTTCACTCAATTTTCATTATTAGCAAACGAGTACTTTATTCAATACACAAAGAAAAGTATCATTTCTAAAAATAATTCTTATGATTTTATTTCTTCCCCTGGTTTGATCACTGCTTTATCTTCAACAGTTTCTAAGATTGACCCGCAACTTCTAGAAAATATCGATCTGCAGGAAATGTATTTAAAAGCATTCCATAAACCTGAAAGAACTATTAATATCATAGAAGAAATATTTGATTATGTTTTTTCTGCTCAGGAAGAAATTAATTACTCAACTAATATTAAAGACGGTCTTGAAAAATTGTTACCCAAAATTTCTATAAACTTTTCTGGTCAGGATCACGTCACTATGCAGGAATCTTTATCTGCCAATTGGCCTACAAAAAATTTAATTGATCAGTATATACGTGAGAAAATGGCCTTAAAGCCCCTGCAAATTTTTGCTATGCTTACAAAAGTTCACAATGAATATAGGGCGCTTAATCCTGCTCGCGCTATTCATTATCCAATAAATTACTTTAAAAATATTCTTGCAATAACTGATTCAATCATCCCAGCCAAAAAAAGCAAACTATCGGAGTATCATGCTTGTTGCCTATCTATCGTTCTTTACTTTTTTGAAATGTGTGATATTGGTGACCGAACTAAAAACGAACAGTTATCTTTTATAGAACAATTCAGGTTAAATGGGGAATGATTCTTCCAAATAAATACGAAGATTTAAGAAACACTCCTATTATAGTTGGTAAAGGCATCATTCTTTTACTTCGTAAAAAAAACTTTAATCTATTTGAACTTTACTCAAAACTTCCGGTGAATATAAACATCGATACTTACTTTGATACTCTTACTTTTCTTTATGCTGCTGACCTAATCTCATTTAATAACAATATTGTTTATCTCAATGATACTAAAAAGACTGTACACTGAACCAACTGAATTATTCCCAGCTGTTGTATTTAAACCAGGGCTAAATTTTATTTATGGGATTAAAGATAAACCTGATGATACTCTTAATGGAATTGGCAAATCATTGTTTCTGGATTTTTTAGACTTTGCTTTACTTTCTTTTTTTAACCATTCTGCAAATACAAGGTTAAATCGTGCTTTTCGTAAAAACATAATTACTAATCATCGGGTTGTCCTTGAATTTGAAATAAATAACATCCCTTATAGTATCAGTCGCTCATTTGAAGACCCCGATATTGCATACTTTTCAAAGGAAAACAAACAGGGTGTAAAAAAAGGTATCCTCGATCTGCGGAAAGAGTTGACTAAATATGTTTTTTCTCGAAAGTCATATCCAGGAATAATTGAAGATACTTGGTTTAGAGATCTTATAAAGTTTTATCTTAAAATTCAGAAGGTTGCTGATGAAAAGTTTACTGACCCTTTAAGGTTTATCACAAAAAAAGAAATCTTACTTAATATATATCATCTCTATTTACTAAATATCAATAATTCAATGCTCGTCGAAAATCTACATCTTAATAAGGAAATAGATAACTACGATAAAACGATTAAGACAACTAAACAGTTTCTTAAGGATCATTATAACATAAATGATATTTCAAAAACAGCAAATTCTATTATCGGACTAAATAATAAAATTACTCGTCTTAAAAAGAATCTCGATAATTATAAGCTTGATGCTGAATATGATAGAATGAACGGCAGGATTAATATTATAACCGAACAAATAAAAAATCTTTTGTTTCTTCTAACTTTAGATGAAAAGAAAATCAAAGAATTAGCAAACCCTTCAAAAATCAATTCAAATATCATTTCCGGTAATATTGAAGCTATTTATTCCGAGCTTAATCCTGATTTCAAAAATGTTATTATAAAAACTATTGATGAAGCAAAAGCTTTTAGAAGTGAACTTGAAAATTCAAGGTCTGATTTTATAGCTTATGAAAAATCTCGCTTGCAAGTCTCTAATATTCAGCGCAAACAACAAATTGAACTGCTCGAAAAAGAGCAAACACAGATATTTAAGGAACTATCAAATAAAAACGCGCTTGTAGATTTGAATACAGCACACACTACACTTAATAATCTTCTTAATGAAAAAGTAGACTTGGAATCAAAAGTTGATTTCTATAAGGATTTAATGCAGAATAAAATAGAACTTCAAAATCATAATCAAAATCTTTTTAGCCAGGTTGATGATTTTATTTCCTCTATTATAAGTAATGTTTCTTCTTTTGCATTATTGTTAGGTGGTGTATACAATAATATCTTTAATACTCAATTAGAAAATGAATTCTTTTCTATAAATAGATCAAAAGAAAAAGAGAAAATAAAATTCAGCATTTTACCGGATGATATTTATTCACACGGTAAGAATCAGGGGCGTACCCTTGTATATGATCTTGCAGTACTTTTTAACAGCATTGAACAGAATATTAACGCACCTCGTTTTTTAGTTCACGATGGTATTTTCGATTCGCTTGATCCAACACATCTTACAAGTTTGATTCAATTCTGTAACCAAAAAGTGAATAACGATTTTAATTTTCAATATATTGTAACATTAAATCAAAATGATAATTTACACGAAGAAATATTAAAGCAGTCTGTATTAAAAATTTATTCTGGTAATAAATTATTAGGGTCTAAATTTTAGTTCCAAACAATTTTATAAAGCAATTCAATGCAAAATCATTTTGATAAATACATTCGCTTAGTCGCTAAAAAGTTTCATCTTGAGCAAACGAGCGAAATGGGTTACCGTACCGAGTTTGAAAACCTCCTCAACGAACTTTTCGAATCCGTAAAATCTTTTTCAGGTGTTGATCACGATGCAAAAGCTTTCAAAGGTAACAAACCAGATTTTGTAATTCGAAAAAACAACATCCCAATTCTCTATATTGAAGTAAAAAACATCGGAACTGATCTATCTAAGATTGAAAAATCTGATCAAATGAATCGCTACTTTGGTTATGCTAATCTTGTCCTATCAGATTATTTGGAGTTTAGATTTTATAGAAACGGTTTCAGGTACCAGGAACCCATTAAGATAGCTGAGTACGATAAAGACAGCAAAAACATTACCCCTAAACCTGAAAACTACGATCTCTTAAACAAAACTCTTATCGATTTTGCTCAATCACACAAAGAACCAATTCGTTCTGGTGAACATCTTGCAAAAATTATGGGCGGTAAAGCCCAGCGTATAAGAGACAATGTAAAACAATTTCTTTCTACTGATTCTGAAAAGAACAACGAAATTATTCGCGTTTATAAAACAATTAAAAAATTACTTGTTCACGATCTCGATCCGGAAGATTTTGCTGATATGTATGCACAAACTCTTGTTTATGGTTTGTTTGTTGCAAGATACCACGATGAAACTCCTGAGAACTTTACTCGTAGAGAAGCTCGTGACCTGATTCCTGCTTCTAATCCCTTGCTAAGACATTTCTTTGACCATATCACAGGTATTAACTTCGATAAACGTCTCGAATACATCGTAAATGAATTATGCGAAATCTTTACCCACGCTGATGTAAATCAATTAATGAAGCAATATTTTGAAGATGATCTTTGGGGAAAAACTCACGAAGGTCCTGATCCTGTTATTCACTTTTATGAGGACTTCTTAAAAGAATATGATTCAGAGTTGCGTAAGAAACTTGGCGCATACTACACGCCCTTACCAGTTGTAAGATTTATTGTTCGTTCTGTTGATTATCTTTTAGAAAAAGAATTTGGTCTTATAAACGGACTTGCCGATACTTCTAAATCCGATAAAGGCATTCACCGTGTTCAAATACTCGATCCTGCCGTCGGCACGGGTACTTTTATTAGTGCAACAATAAGACTTATCTATCAACGCCTCATTGATTCAGGCCAAAAAGGAAGATGGCATACTTACGTTCATAATGATTTACTGCCACGTTTGCACGGATTTGAATTGATGATGGCTCCATACACAATTGCACATCTAAAGTTAAGTATGGCTTTTAGAGAAACTGGCTTTAAATATTTTAACCGCCGTCTTGGTATTTATTTAACAAATTCACTCGAAGAATCAAGTACTCTTGGTGATTTATTTACTGGCTTTGGTTTTGCAGAAAGCATCGCGGAAGAATCTAAAGAAGCTGCTTTAATAAAAAACAACAGCCCTATTATGGTTGTTATGGGTAATCCACCATATAACGTCAGTTCCACGAATAAAGGTAAGTGGATTTTAAATTTGATTAAAGATTACAAAAGAAATTTGAACGAAAAAAAAATAAATCTTGATGATGATTACATAAAATTTATTCGGTACTCTGAACATTTTATTGAAAAAAATAAAACTGGAATTGTTGCAATGATTACCAACAATTCATTTATATATGGGATTACTCACCGCCAAATGCGTAAACATTTGTTAGAGACTTTTGATGATATTTATATATTTGACTTACATGGTGATTCTAATCATAAGGAGATATCACCTGATGGCAGTAAGGATGAGAATGTATTTGCCATCCAACAGGGTGTTTCGATAAACATCTTTGTCCGCAAGGATTATAAAAAACAAAAACTCGCTAACATCTTCCATTCAGAAATTTATGGTACAAGAAAAAGTAAATTTCATTTTCTTAACGCTGACTCCTTAAAATCAATAAAATGGAATAAACTTGAATGTGTTGAACCAAATTTTTTCTTTATTCCAAAAGATTTTACTGGCGGTGACGTCTATTCTTCTGGATTTAATGTTAACGAACTATATATCAATTATAATACAGGTATTCAAACTAAAAGAGATAACCTAACAATCCATTTTGATTTTGATAGTGTTGCGAAAGTTAAACAAGATGTTTTGAACTTAGATGGAAAAAGTTTAAGAGATAAATACAAACTTCCTGCCGATGGTAGGGATTGGACAGTTATAAATGCTAAAGAGGATTTACTAAAAAATGAGTCCTTTCCACAAAAAATTTTTTATAGGCCATTCGATTTTAGATTTACATTATATACTGGTAAAACAAAAGGATTTCAGGCTTATCCAAGGAATGATACTTCGAAGCATTTAGTAAATCATAAAAATATTTCACTAATTACGTTGCGCTTAAATGGTGAAAATGAAAAATTTGTAGTGCTATGCACTAATTTCATTGTTGAAAAAGGCTCTTTAGCCTCCAGTAATTACTCTTTTTTTCCTCTTTACGTTTTCGATGATTTTAATAATAAATTACCAAATTTTAACCAGTCAATTCTTACTGCTATTGAAAAAGTTACAGGTAAAACAGCACCCGAAGAAATATTAGATTACATTTATGCAGTATTACACTCACCAACATATAGGGAAAAGTACAAGGAGTTTTTAAAAATAGATTTTCCACGTGTTCCCTATCCCAAAGACAAAATAACTTTTAAAGCATTAGTAGCACTTGGCACAGAACTTCGTCTATTACATTTGTTAGAATCACCTATAGTAAATAATTTCATTACAACTTTCCCAATCGCCGTAGGCAACGAAGAAGTAGAAAAAATTAGATACGAGAATGGCAAAGTCTGGATAAATAAACAGCAGTACTTTGGTAACGTTCCTGAGATCGCCTGGAATTTTTATATTGGTGGTTACCAACCAGCACAAAAATGGCTCAAAGACCGCAAAGGTCGCAACCTAACCGATGAAGAATTAGTCCACTATCAAAAAATTATCGTCGCCTTAACCGGAACTGATCGCTTGATGAAAGAGATTGATAAAATAAAATTTTAAAAAATTTAATTGACAGAAATAATTTATAAATCTAATATCAAATGTCCTTATTGTGGCTTTGTTAAAGAAGAAGAAATGCCCTCAGATAGGTGTGTGTATTTTTATGAGTGCACTAACTGCTATAAAATAATAAGACCAGAACCTGGCGATTGTTGTGTATTCTGTTCTTACGGTACAGTAAAATGCCCACCTATCCAAAAAAATAAAAAATGTTGTTAGTAATACCAGAAAAAAGTATTTAATGGTTTGAATTAGAGCAATTCTAATACCATATTCATTGCAAATAATAAAAAATATTAATGCTTGATAAAAAGATTACTGATAAAATCTATGATGCAATTATAATCATTGCGATTGCGATTTGCTTATTTGCTATGTACTTGCTGCTCTTTAATAAAATCTAACATTCGAAAATTTTCAATTCTCTTTAATTTTTAATTGTTAACTCTTAATTCTTAACCTGTCCGCCTGGGGTGGATTGGTATCGCTTTTGCCATTAGCTTCATTCACTCATCCGCTCCATTCCGTTACTTGATAGCTCCACAGTTATGTTTTTGCCATTCGTTAAGCAGAACAAACCCGCTTTTAATTTTGTTTTGGCTGCGGGTCGTCTGCTTCACTCATAATATATTTCTGTTCCGCTATCAATCCACTTCATTTCGCTACTTCGATTCATTCAGCTAAACGCACAGTTTGCTGTTTAATTAGCTCGTTAAAAAAGATTGCGTGTTTTTTACATTTAGCCGCAAACTTTTTCTTAACACTCGCTAAATAAACTAATTCCGCAAACTTAAAAGCTAACATTGTCATTCCTAAATATTTTAACTGAACATTGTGCATTGATAATTGTACATTGTAAATTGTATCAACTTGCTTCATAAAATTGATAAACAATTTCCAGCCCTTCCAACCACCAACGAACAACACACAAAGAACCAATCCCATATTTTGCGTTTTTACGATTACATTTTTTATATAGGCTCATCATTACATTGGACAGCCAGTGTTACATAAGAAACATTATTTAACAAACTAATCTTTCTAACCTTCCCTTGTCTTTCTATCTATGTCAAAATAATGTTGCCTTATGTAAACTCGGCACATTACCTTTTCAGTTCATCTTTACATTGGTATAAATTCAAATCGCAGTTAAAACAATCGCTCAGGGTGGCGCCCGCCCACCGCACACCCATTCGCTTTATTGATTTCTTCTATCCCTTCATTGATCATTTAACATTGAACATCAATCATTAATTGTAAAATCACTTTCCGCAAGTTTATATCTCTTCATAAAATACTCTTTACTAAACTTCACTCCCATATCAGATAAAACTTTATCCCTATCTACACTTTCCTCAATCACTTTTTCTTTATCCAGAAGTTTTATTTTTGGTCGCTCGATGTTTCCGTAATTCAACTCGCAGTAGTAATCAATAATTTTGTTGAGCGATGATTCAACTAATTTCCTGTCACTCTCTCCCAAAAACTGAAGCATCTCTTTATGAACTTCTCCAGCTTTATAAGAACCAGTTTTTTCTATCTCGGTTGTAAGTGTCACGGTTAAAACCGCTTTGCTTACTTCCCTGTTATGGAACTTCACCAAGTTTTCATACAACTGCCCAATATCAAATTGAGGACTCTCTTTCAACTCAATCCCAAGTGCCTCATCAAATATTGTAATGTTGTCAACCACCATTTGTTTAAGCTGTTCTAAAAACTCAGTCTTTTGAGTAGCAGTAAACGTATTCGGGTAACGCCCAATCAGGTAAGGCATTCCATATCGTTCCATCATTAACTGCCAGTATTCAATACCGCCCTTCTTTAATGTCACAGGCCAGTAACATCTACTCAATATCTTTTCACCATAAGGATTTGTAAAAGTAGGTTTGTGTTGTGTTAACACAAACTTGTAAGGTGGCAGCTTTTCACCATCTTCAAATAAATAAAATCCGTGCTTATACTTTCTTAGCCGCAGTTCATTATGCTTATCAAAGATAAACCACTCTTGAGGTTTACCTAATGCTTTAACAGGTCTTAGTATTTTACCTTCTTTCTTCCAGGTCAATTCAACAACAGAATAACCAAAAAATATCGCATCCATTATCTCAGATACCAAATAATTCAAATCAATATCCTCAAACACTTCCTCCAATTCCTTTTGTAGTTTGCCTTGCGCTATCCGCTTACCACTCTGCGCTTCGATGCTTTGTACTTCGTATTCCAACTGCATCACCTGCATTTTTCTTTGCTGTATTGTAGCCATCAGATGAGGATCTAAAAGCAGGTCACGATAAATTTCATAATCATATTCGTTCTCTATCAATATCTTATCAGGGTCAGGCAAAAAGTTTGTATAGGTAGTGGTTAAATCAAACCTATCCCTTGTCGCTAAATCACTCGTCATTGTTTTTGTTGAAGTTATTGCTGCCATTTAATTTCCCAATTTTTAATTCTTAATTGTTAATTTTTAATTGCATACTGCCTACTTTAGAATACTTCCAGTATTTCGTTCTGATTTTACCACGCTTAATATGCACTACTTCACTCACGTCTGGTGCCTTAGTTACCTTCATAGCATTCAAAAACTGAGAAACAGAATCCACAGTATCATCAAATTCACCATTCGGAAATTCTTCCATCTCATCTAAAAATCCTTTTAACCAATGAGCATCTTTAGGCAGATAAACTTTGCCGGCTTCTATAATTGGAGTAACACTATGCACCCTCGCTATTTTATCATTTTCTACTTTTATTGGTTTTATTGGTAGAATAGTATTTCGTTGTAACTCCTGTATCAAACTTTGTCCGCTCGCTTTATCTTCAATCAATATTTCATTAACTGAATGTAGTTTTGCAAGTTCAATTACTTTTCTTTTCAGTTCAGGAAACTCAACCCTTCCCCTCCACACATCAATCAGATAAAAGCCAGTGTTAGTATAAACCCAAGTCGTACAAACCGAATAATCATTTTCCTGGTTCTTCTTAAATGCTGTATCCCAGCTTTGTACTTTCTTAAAAACTTGTTGCCTGTAAATCTCATTTTCATTTTCATAATGCTTCCACCAGTTATTTTTAATTATTCCGCTGCTTTCCTTATCAATAAACTTTCCATAAATCTCTTGGTCCCTTAACGCAGGAGAAATTTGTTTCACCAATTCATCTATATCATTTGGATCAAGCAAAGGATTATCATAAGAACTGAAGTTGAAGGATTGCCACTCCGATTCTCGTCTCTCGTCTTTCGTCTTGCCTCTCTCAAATAACTCATAAAACAAATGCTTCTCATTCGTCCTCTTAACACTCTTCCCCTTCGGCGTTCCTCCAATAAGTACATTAGCTTTATAATCTAAAATCATAGGCAGAATACTTTCATTCCAAAGGCTTCTATTCTTTAGAACTATTCCCGCTTCATTAACTACAATAAGTGCATATCCAAACCCTTCAATGTTCTCTGGATTGTCAGCACTTCTAAAGTCACATACAGATTTACCAATCCTTAACTCATTCCTGTTTCCGCGGTATTTCCAGTAATTCCTTGGTAATCCTTTAAGCACAGGTACAAAATATCTTTCTACATATCTTTCAATGTTTCCGTAAATAGTATCAACCCAAAGAATAGGAGAAACATCGTTAAGCATCTGTTCAATTACATAATTTGCAAAACCTCGCGTTAAACCAAATCTTCTGCCCTTGGCAATAACCTTAAAACGTGCTTCACTATTAAAAATCTCTTTCTGTTTATCGTGATAAGGTATGTTTAATGATATTTGTTTTTTCATTGCATACTGCCTATTGCCTACTGCTTACTGTTTTTTCCTCTCGCTTCTCGCCTTTCACATCTACCCTGTTAATTATTATTTCGAAATCCCCATTTTCATCAATCTTATCCGCTTGCCCCAGATAGTTCTTTCCCAACCAGATAAGCATAGATACATTTCCGGCAAGTGCAACTTCAATCTGTTTTCGTTTTAATCGCTGTTTAAGGTTAGCCTTACCTTTTGTAAGAAAATTCTCAAATTTCCTTTTCAGGGTAGAATCATCATACCCTAAAGCTTCAGCTATTTCTTTGTTGGTTAGTCCACAGGATGCAAGTTTTTCAACCTGCTTTTCGATAGGCATTTCTTTTTTTACCCTCATATTCATACTCCCAGCTTAATTTTATAAGGCAAATAAGCCCAAATACAAAATTATTTTAATTTCTGTTACAAATATACCTAATTAAGTTGACTTTATCAATATTTTTACCTAATTTTGTAAGGGAAATTATATTTATTTCTTAATTTATTAAGGTTAATCATAAAACTGGGAGTTTTAACGATGAAATTTGAAATATTCAAAACAGGTACGCATACATCAGATAAGGGTATTCAAAAAGAATATTCCCTTGATGATCTCAACTTCATAGCACAATCTTATAATCCAACAGTAGATGAAGCACCAATTGTCATAGGTCATCCTATTGATAATTCCCCTGCTTATGGTTGGGTATCTTCTCTTGAAGTCACAGAGGAAGGTAAGCTTGTTGCTGATGCACCGGATGAAAAACTTAATCCGGAATTTCTTTCAGCAGTTCAGGAAGGCAGATACAAAAAAAGAAGCATATCACTTACACCCGAAGGTAAACTTCGTCACATAGGTTTTCTCGGTGGTGCCGCTCCTGCTGTTAAAGGTTTATCAGATATTCAATTCTCACATCCTTCATCCACGGTGATTGAATTTGATATAGAAGCTGTCAAAAATAATTCAGATAATAATAAACCTGTCACTCTGAGCGTAGTCGTAGAGTCTGATTCTTTTAATCTGATCCAATCTCAACTAAACAGTATCAACGAGTCAATGAAACAATTAAGTTCCAACTTTTCTGAAACCCAAAACAATGAGCTATCAACTAAGTTCAATCAGCTAAGTACTGAAATCAATTCCCTTAAATCTAAAATTAATAAATCCGAGTTTGAGAGCCTTTTAGAAAACAAACTGGGGGTAGGCTCTCTTACTCCTGCTATTAAAGATAAACTTCTTGCAGTTTCTAATTTCGCTGAAGCCCAAAACTTTAGTGCGGATTTTTCGCAGGATAAATTCAATAAAGACTTAAATGTTTTACTTACAGATTTAGTTAATTCATTTCCTAAAGTAATCTACTATGAAAACTTTGCTGAGAAACCTGAATTTGAAACAGATAAACTCACAGATGAGTTTGCAAATTATTCAGTTGACCAGGAAGCAAAAGCATTGCACAACAAAGCCGTAGCACTATCTAAAAAAGATAACATCACTTACTTAAATGCAGTCAAAAGATTGTCTGTGTCACCCTGAGCGTAGTCGAAGGGTCATTGAACATTGAGCATTGAAAATTGAACATTTATATAAACTAATAATTGAGGGTTAAAAATAATGGGTACACTTCAAAAGAAACGCGTAGTCGATCCTGTCCTTACTAACATTGCACGAGGATTCAAAAACGCTTCGCACATTGCTACTAATCTTTTTCCAATTGTAAACGTAAGCAAAGAAGGCGGAAAGATTCCGCAGTTCACTAAGGAAGCATTCAAGATTTACAACACTGAAAGAGCTATCAGGGCAAAATCAAATCGTATCAATCCTGAAAACAGAGATGAGATTGATTTTGTTCTAACTGAACACGATCTCGAATATCCAATCGATTATAGAGAACAGGAAGAAGATATACTTCCCTTACGTCTTCACGCTACTAACGTAGTCACTGATGGAATATCGCTTCGCTTAGAAAAACTTGCAGCTGATATTGCTCAGAACCTTACAACTTATCCAACAGGCAATAAAGTTACTCTTGCTGCAGGTGATAAGTTTACAAACACTTCATCAAATCCATTCACTGTTTTTGATGCAGCCAAAGAAGCAGTCAGGGCAAAAATTGCACAACGCCCGAATGTTTGTGTTATCGGTGCATCAGCTTATAACGCACTTAAAAACCATCCTGCAATTTTAGATCGAATCAAATACACACAAACAGCAGTTATGACCCCAGCACTTCTGAAGAGTCTTTTAGACTTCGATGAACTCTATATCGGTGATTCAGTCTATGCAACTGATGCAGGTGTATTTACAGATATTTGGTCTGATAACGTAGTTATCGCATACGTACCAAAAGCTAATGCGGATTCACCTCGTTCTTATTACGAACCTGCTTTCGCATACACACTAAGAAAGAAAAGCAATCCTGTAGTTGATTCATATACCGAAGGAGGAAAAGTAGAAATTATCCGTAACACAGATATTTTCATTCCCAAAGTGGTTGGCTCAGATGCAGGTTATTTAATCAACGATACAAACGCATAATAATATACTTCGCTCGTGTCATCCTGAGCGAAGTCGAAGGACGAAGTATGAAAACATATTTAATAAAAGAAACAGACATAATGCACAATGGAAAAATCTCTCCCGAAGGCAGTACTATTGAACTCGATGAGAAAGAAGCTTTACAGCTTTCCAATTTTCTTGTCACACTGAGCGAAGTCGAAGTGTTGACACATAAAAAAAAATCTCTTGAACTTGAACCTAAACTTGAACATAATAAAAGGAGTAAATAATGTTAACCGAACAACCCATTCTTATAACTTCTATTAAATGCACCGGCTCAACTAACATCGTTAAAAACCGTTTCATTAGTTTTAGTGGTGCATACGGCGCTTCCGGTTATAAATCAATTGGCGTTTCAAACGCTGATACTGATCTTAACGAAATGATTCCAGTAACAGCTAATGGTATTGCGTTAGTTGAAAGTGGTGGTGCAATTTTATTAGGTCGTGCAGTTGAATCATCGACCAATGGAACCGTTGTAACACAAGATGCAGGTCCGTTGGAAGGTTATGCATTGGATGAAGCCGTATCTGCAGGTCAGTTAATCCGTGTTCTATTATCTTAATCACTTGGGGGATCTAATCAATCCCCTTTCTTAACTGAGGGTAAAATGAAATTAATCTTCTTAATAATCTTTATATCTTTTAATCTTTCAATCTTTGTATTCTCACAAGGTATTTCATCTCAAACCATCGGCGCACAAACTTCAATTGCAAGTTCAAAAACTTTAACAACTGCAATTGATTCATTACAAAATATTTGTGCTGGTCAGCCGTCCACTTATTTCAAGTATTGGTACACACTTACAATTACTACCGATGCTGATATTCAAATGTCTTCATTAAAAGATTTTGAACAAGTAAGAACATTCACACTTAAGGCAAATGAATCTTATACATCAATCCAAAGAGATGCAATTTTGTTTGATGATTATTATTTCAGAGCAGTTTCAACAGATGCAAATATCAGAATAATTCTTGAAGGTCGTTAAATGAAATTATTCATATTCTCACTTTTTCTTGTAATCTCAATACCTGTATCATTCCCACAAGGTTTAAAGAATCATTCAATACTTAAATCTTTCAATCTTTCTAATTATGGTTTTCGCTCTACTCTTCGCTCTTCACCCTCTGCGCCAAAACATATTTCCGGTTCAGGCACTTTAATTGATCCATACGTTCTTTATGATGCTCAAGATGTTGATTCAATCCGCTACCTTGGAATAAACAACAAATACTTTGAGCTTGCTAATGATATTGATCTTTCATCAATCTCTGAATTTGCACCAATTCCAAATGATAATAATCCAGGTGTCTTTTCTCTTGAAGGCAATGGTCATACTTTATACGGCTTAAAGCAGACAGAAGGAGTTTACAGTGGTTCACAACAAAGCTACTCAATTGGTATGTTCTCAGGAAAAACAGCAGGTACTTTTAAAATAAATAATTTGGTAATTGATAATTTCAGAGTTAACAAAACTACTATAACAAACATAACTGCTACTTATTTTTCCGCAGCTTTACTCGTTTCATTTTTTTCAGCCACTGAAATACAATTAACTAATATCATTGTTAAAAACTCATCACTTCGTTTTTCTAACAATCCATCTACTTTCCCTGCCTTGTCTTATCTCGGTTTAATTGTAGGTCGCGCAAATGCAACAAGCGTAGCAGGCAAGCTTTCGTATGTCCGTAATTGTTTAGTTGAGTATGATACTATTTATTATTCATCCACATTCCAGCCAAACTCAGGTCATTTTATAGGCGGTATTGCAGGCACGTCACCTAATGGATCAGGTACAATTCCATTTGAATACAACGCATCACGCTACAATTACTTTTATTCAAGAACAGGCAGCACTCTTAGAAAAAATGTTGGCGGTGGATTGATTGGTGATATTTCCTCACCTTCATCTTCATTTAATTATAATTACTCTCATTCAAACAAGGCAGATTTTGGAAACGGCGGTGCTCCAAATAATTATCCCTGGGGCTTTGGTGGCATTTTCGGGTATACAGGTGCAAATAACATTCATTCATTTAATCAAAATTATGCAGCTAATAATGAATGTCTTGGTGCAAATCAAAGCGGCGGATTTTATTCAGAAGACAATTCAACAACAACAGCGCAATCCATAGATAGCACATTAAACTTTTGTGATATTACAAGCTTCGCAGAACCAAACACAGTTTACGGCTCAGTCAGATACACAGCTTCACAATATCCTTCCGCAAAAACATCAGCACTACTAAAAGACATTAATACTTTTATTGGTTGGGATTTCACAAACACCTGGTCAATCGATTCCACACAAAACAGCGGCTACCCATATTTAAAATAAATAATCCCTGATGCGGGGTAAAACATCAGGGATATGGATATTTTTCACATTACAATATGACCGGGGTAAATCATATTGCACAACAAATTTTTTTATTCGTTTTCATAAAGTCAATAAACTTGATAAATAATCTTTTTTAATACTATTATCTTTCATTTTACACTTTAATTTTATTACCATACAATTGTATAGTATAGAAATAAAACCCTTTAAATCTCAATTATTTAAGCGAATTATCAAACCTGATAACCCATCTTTCGGGTCTTATCTCGATGCAGGGATATTATTCCGCCTCAAAGTATTAGAAGATCGCAAGTGTCCTTGTAAAAAATGCTATATGGATAAACACAATCTTGAGTGGCATATTTCAGAAATGGAAAACGATTGTAAAATCGAAAAGAACTTTCGCCCACCAGATGATAAGACTTTTGGAAATTTTGGTCGCGCAGAACTTCCGCCTCGCTTTAAAATAAAGTAACCCTGCAACCGAAGCTGCAGAAGTTATTCAATAATTCAAAATTTTTATAACAAAGTGCTTCAGGCTTTGGATATCTTTCCAATTATTTTAGTTTAAATATTGTTCATTTCACCGCTTTAAATGCCGGTGCAGATAATTTACTTCAAAATTCCTTCAGAATAATTTATTAGATTACTTAGTATGAAGATTCTGATTATAGAAGATGAAATCGAACTTGCCAAATCTATCGTTGAATTTATTGGCAAGGAAAATTATCTAATTGACACAGCACATAGATATTCTGATGCCGATGAGAAAATTAGTTTAAACGAATATGATTGTGCTTTGGTCGATTTGATGCTTCCTGATGGTTCGGGTTTGGATTTAGTTAAAAAGCTAAAAAGGATTCAACCGAAATGTGGAATAGTAATCATTACAGCAAAAAATACTATTGATGATAAAC